TGCCACAAAGTCAGTAAATCTACGTTGCCAATACTCTGGATCAATATATGGATAAATTATTTGCAACTGTTCTTCATTTAATGTGTCTAAAAAGTCTACACCACTTTCACAATTAAACACTAGCCAGGCACTAACTCTACCTGTACTAATATGATGACATATACGATTACTGTTAGCATATCTAAAATAATCTTTAATACCGTTCTTAAGTTCTGGGTGTTCCTCGCAATAGTCTAACATTTCTTTTACACCACGTTCTAGTGCATCTTGTGCCTGTTCACGCTTAACGTAAGGCAACATCCATTCTTGATATAATTTGTCTTTGCACCAGTGGTCAATCTTTTTGTTGTTTTGTAGCAACCACTCACAAAAGTTCATAAAGTTTATGGCACGTATACCTGTGCAATAACGTCCAAACTTTACAAATGCATTGTAGTAGGGACTCTTACAAAAATCTGCATAGTCTTTGTTACGTGCAGATCCCTGTGTTATTTCATAAAAACGTTTATATGCTCGTAATCCAAACTGCACACCTGTTTCTTTTTCTTCCTGCCAACGTCGCTTGGGCTCGCAAAGATGAGCCGCAAGTGTAGATTCCTTGCGATAACTTTTGTCACAATACTTACAAGTGTAACTCATGTTGTCTAATATATTGTTCTAAATAATCGTTTATTTCTTTATGCTTGCCAGGTTCTCTATGTTTTATTTCATCAGGTGCTTTGGAATATGTTGTGTAAGGAACACCTTGGTCATGTTGCCATCTAATAGCACACCATCGAAAACCATCAACAATTTGTTTGCAAGGTCCTAGTTTTTGTAATCTTTTAACTTCTTTATTAGAGATATTATCCCACCACTGATCTGCCTGTTGAAAAACTATAACACGATGTCCCCTGAAAAGCAAACTTTCGATCATCGATAACATTCTATATTGCAGATCCTCTAGTCGATCCACCAGAGTTCCGACTTCGTAACGTTCTCTTATCTTAATCCATTCATTAGTATGCTTTTCAGTCCAGTGATCTACCCATCTGTTCTTACCAAAAAATTGATTCTGAGGATTAGTCCAAGCGCCTTCCCAAACTTCTTGTTCTGTTGGAAATATGCCTTCATCCCATCGACAAATTGGCAATTCTTCTCTACTAATAAAAGTCATGCCTAATACATATAATGTTCTTTTGATTGTTTCATGACTGTGCTTAAGTGTTGATCGTATTATTCTGTTATTTGCACTACCTGATATGGAAATATCACCCGGCATCAAGTTAAATCTTTGAGCCAAATCTACATGTCCGTTGCCTCCGGCATAGGTGTGCATATAACTACAACCATTTACAACTAAATCTGTAATCATTTAAATGCTTCTTTTATTTCTTTATCGGTCCAACCAAGTTCTAAAGCATGTGCCTTAAGATCATCTTTAGTGTTTATTTCTACTAGCATGTCTAGTTCATCTTCTTTAGCACTTGGATACAGTTGCTGTAAGAACTTACGTTCTTTTGTGCTACTTTTACCTTTCTTAGGAGCCTTAATCCAATAGTGATATGTATTGCCCATGCCTGGACTTACAGTACTTGCACACAACCATTGCAGTTTAGGATGCTTATTAATATTAAAGAAGTCTTTGTTTAATGTTTCATTACATCTACGCAAATAATATTCAGCAAGGTCTTGATTACCGCCTACATTGGCGGTGTACTTTAGTATTAAGTAGGGACTAAACTTCTTACGTTCTTCTTCTGTCAGGTCATCGTAGAAATTTCTGACCTTGCCATCTACCATGGCCATTTCATTTTTAATTGATAACTTGTCTACCATACTTTGCTGTAGTTTACAACTTCACTTTGTCTGCTAATATCCTTAACAAAGTATGCGCACAAACTTTTGTCGTTGTCACTTAAAGGCACTGTTAGCATTTGTCCTGGCTTTAATTTAGGGAAGTACCATTTAACGTCTTGGTAAATGTCTACAACCTCAACAGGCTGAAACTCCGGCCTGTAACTGCTCAGAGGATTAAATGTAAACACACTAAAACCTCTGTCATTGATGCTTGTTAAAGGCACAACTTCCAAGTCTCCTAAATCAGGTTCACCAATAAGTATTTGCCAGTCAACAGGCATCTTAACAATGTTCTCACCAATACGCAATACCAGTGCTGGACTATTAAACGACTCCATAAAAATTAATGGGATAAAAAAGTAGTCTGGATCTTTAGGATCCGAATTGTCCAATACACTAAAACGCAGATCACCTACGTCATCAGGTATTGCGTTCATTTCAAATGATGTATTATCTAGTGTTAATATTCTCATAAAGTTTGTCGTATGCCGCCTTAGTTATGTTGTAGTAGTATTCGCCTGTTTGGTAACTCCATTCGTCTTTAACAACATCACTGTGTAAAGGGATCTCTTTAAGTGTGTACCATAACTTTTCCACTATTTTATTATTATACGCTTCTGTGTTAGAAAAGTAAACCTTAGATACATCCGTCTTTGCCACTACCTTATGTACAAACTTATGATGTATGTGTCCGTAGTCGCCGTCCTCAGCATGTGTTAGTACGAGGTCATGTCCTTGTGTTACTCGCCGTATGTGTTTTTCAGCTTGTGTTTGATCGAAACTTATACCACGTTCCATGTCTCGGTAATCATCAATGTAGCCTAAAAATCTAGTTTGTATGTTTCGTCGTTGCCAGAAGTTCTTTAATTCTATAGCCCTGTCGTCGTTGTCGCTGTATGTGAGATAGCAAATGTCAAAGTCAATAAACTTACTGTGTCGCTGTATAAATCCGCCAGCCAATATGATACAATCATCTGGATGTGCTACCATTACTAAACAATTTAAATTTTTAGTTTTTCGAACATCCATTTGTTCTGTTGCTCACTAAAATATATTCTTAAATCGCACTCTGGCTTTTCCATTAACTTACAAACGTTTTGCCATATTGTGTCCGACACCCACATACTTGCGTTTTGAAATGTTGCTGTCCACATCAAGTTAAAGAATAAAAATTCAAAACGTTCTTCTATTCCTCTCATAGTATTAAACTTATGTGCAGGAATAACTAGCTCAGGAACTTGAAAAGGGTTCATGTGGTCAACTACAATTGGGCGACTCTCTGATAGTTTCTTAAGACGCAGATCATCAAACTTAGGCAACTGAGAAAATAAGTTAGGTATAGTGTTTGCTGTTTCGCCTCGGCCCTCTAACTGCATTTCTTGATTAATTGCTTCTGCGAACTCGGGATGATTACTTTCGTTATAGTTGAACGCCATGCTTTCCTGCATACAAGTAGTCCATATAGGATGATTTTTATATATGTCTGCTCTAATATAAAACTTTTCAGGAATCATATACTCGCATCTGGTACGTGCATGGTCAGCCAGCCTTAACCAGTTCTCATTAAAGATGTGAGCTCCAATAGTTTCACTCACTACAACATCTGAGTGTATATCAGTTTTAAGATAGTTTTCGTTAATAACGGTAACTTTGTCTTGATACCCTAGTTTCTCTATCATGCTTTTAAGAAACTGACAACGTTTGGGACTAGCCTCAACTGCTGTAACATGTTTTGCGCCATGTTTGATTGCTAATGCTGTTAAGTATCCTGTACCAGCACCAATGTCTACAACTGTTTTATCACGTGCTATAATTTGTAATGCATGGTCGTAGAACGCATTACGTCCGTTGTCGTTCAACATGCCGATGTTTGTGCCGTCGTCTTCGAACCAGTTAATAGTTTCGCTTTCGTTGTTTTGATGGTCTACAAATGACATTCAATAATTTCCTTATATCTTTTTGCTAGGTATGTTTGGCTTTCTACTGCGCCATGATAACCTGGATCCTCACCTTCAAAGGGCCACTCGTTAGTGGCATAAGCAGGAGTATCCTCATAGTTTAGTGTTAGACAATGGTCAGGTATAACATCTGGGAAGTGGTCTCTAACCATGTCGCTAGTCCAAATATTGCATGCTACTAATAAGAAAGGGATCTTGTGGTAGTGTAACTGCATAATGCCATCACGTATGATCCACCTGTCCTGCTGTAGTTTCCAATTACTGTCGTACATAAAGTTAATGTATTGTTTAACAGCATTGGATGTCATCTTATCTAGTTTCTGACTGCGATAAGGATGACTAAAGTTTTCTGCTAGTGTATATATAGTTTCGCTAATCAGCGTATAGTTGTTACTGCCGTAATTGATATTGCGTATACCTAGATCTTCTTGATATCCGTTTTTAATATCAATGTCTTGTAAGTGTTGTTGTATTAGTGGGTTCCAACCATCTGTTGAATTGTTCCAATCAAAAGGAGCGGCTGTTGCAGGTATTTCCATTCTGTCATGGAACGTAGGTGCTATTACTGCAAAGTCTACCTTGTCCTTAATACACTGGTCTATCATTACACGTATGCCGCCATTGCTCACACCTTGACGTGCATAATGCAATAGGTCCCATCCTAACATGTCTGCTAGTTGTTCTCCCCAACTTGTTCCTTTTAGTTCGGGGTCGTTGCTGGGCGCACTAAAACTACACCCACATACTGCTACTTTTTTCATTGCCATTTTATCTTCTCTATCTCAAATGGGTAATTGGCTTCTCGGTAAAATTGTTTACGTTTTGTTAAATGACGTTTGCTAAATTTACAAGTGGAAGTTACATCCCATATCTGCACAAAGTCTTTGTCTTGGGCTTTACGTACACCTCTACCAATACTTTGAATTACTCTTACAAAACTTTTACCTGGTTCGATTAACACCAAGTTAAAGATACGTGGTATGTTGATACCAACTGCGGCTACACCGTATGTTGCTATAATAACCTTATCGCTAGACTCTGCAATTTCGTCGTAGTGTTCTTTACGATCAGTTGACTTAGTTGAACCTTGCACAAATACTGCATCTTTAATGCGGCTTGTTAAATGTGTACCTGCTGATATTCTATCAACCAATACTAATGTGTTACCGCTAGTCTTAATGTTGCTAACTAGTCCAGCAATATAATCCATTCTATCTGCATTGTCCAACAAATACTTTTGTTCGCTCTGATAGTTTGAATATTCTGTATGCTCGACTAACTGTAATATATTTACATGGCAGTTAGCCAGCACTCCTTTATCTTGTAATTCACTTGCACTGATACGATTAATAACTTCGCCTAGACTGCAACGTAGGCTCATAAACTCAAAGTCTTCTTTGGGTATTGTTCCTGTCAGGCCCCAACGTATTGGTATATGGCTCATTACACCTGTCAGCAGGGCCTTTAGTGCATCTGCTTTTGCTTGATGTACCTCATCCACCATAACGCAGACAACACCCTCTAAGAACTCTCCTATGCCTATATCTGCTTCTGCATTTTTAGTTCGCTTTAATAAACTGTTTAGACTTTGCCATGTGCAAATTGTATGTGTCTTATTGTACTCTTTACGATCACCAAAGAACACACCAACGTCCATGCCCATGTTGATATAGTCTTCTTCTGTTTGTGTTACCAGACTTTTGTTAGGCACAATAACAACGGTACGTCCATACTCTTCACACTTACGACTCAGTACGGCAGTCATTAGTGTTTTACCTGCGCCTGTTGCGATCTCTTGTAGACATTGTGGGTTACGTAAAAAGTTATTGATAGTTTCTATCTGGTAGTCACGTAGTTTAATTGGTTCGCCTTCAGCAGGATGTCCTTTGGGCCACTTTGTGTCCGCATAACTGTCCTCACTGACTTCATCAAAGTCAAAACTTGTTCTATATTCACGCAAGTCGTTAAGCTCTAGGTCATACCCTGCTGACTCTAGTTCAGGAATAATCTCTGGTAACAAGTTTACAAAGGTGCTACCACCTAACTGAAAGAAACTAACTTTGCCGTCCCATCGACCTAATCTAACTGCGGGTAGATAACGAGCATAAGGAATGTCGTACTTAAACTTGTTTACTAGATTCTTTCTAGTAGTTAGATCCAAACCTTCGATCTTTACGTTAACTTCGTCTCTGATATGTAATACGGCTGTTGTCATAATTTAGTACAATGATACACTATTTTGTCGGATTTTTCAAACATTTTCATACGAAGACTACCATAGTTAAAGTTTTGACAAGATATTAATAAAGGTATTCTATCTTCAAACATTTCTGAAGTTACTGCATTATATATTTTAATTTTTGCTTTTTTTGAATCAGCATTTTTATACAACCAATCATCAGACAATGTGGTATTATGATGGTACAAAGGTCCAAAACGTTCGTATAAATCTAAAAATTGTTTACGCATAAAGGTAGTATCTGTACTCCAGTTACCTAGTCTGTCGAATATAGTTACAGGAAACCTGTTAGTAAGCTCTGCATAATTTATAATGTCATCGAATGAATGTTTTGCTGGATCTAACCATATGTGTCTGTCTAATAGGCATTGACTAACTGTGTCAGTGTGCGCCTGTTTAAATTGGACTGCTACATTGTTGTCTACTTCGTACCCACAAATACCACTGTAGTCTACTAACTTAATTATGTCATTGCCTACGTTAGTGTTTATGTATTCTTTAAGCGAGTCCGGTGCGTTTTGTATCGTATACTTGCCATTACGCTCAATTAATTTAATTCTAAACTGATCCCAGTCCTCATTAGTAATTCTATCATATATTTCCAACAGTTTGGGATCAATTTCAAAGTCGTATTCTCTACCTAGATTAACTACAAATGTCACATACGGCTCAGTAAGATCAAACATCCAAATCTTTTTGTTTTTGTCCCATTCAGCAGAACCTGCAATCTTTTCTCCTGAGCGTTTAATGCTAGATATTATCTTTATGTCATATGGAAACTTAGCAACTATTTTATTATCCTCTAGAACAATACTACAGGTTCTATCTATCTCACGTATGGGAAATCTAAAACATCTTGTTGCTGAGTCCAACTGTTTGAAGTTATCTATGCCTGCTCGCCTAAACTGTCTTGTATACTTTTCTATCAGTTTAACGCAGAGCTCTGCCTGTTTATCAGTTAATGCTATGTTTTGGAATGTTACTTGGTTGTAAATGCTTTGAACTATTCTGTTGTCGTAACTGGCTAGCCTGTACTGTATATCATCTCTGTTGGCTCGTATAAAACCAATATTACTCCCTTCAAATAATTCTGCAATGTAATCTTCTACTGTTTCTAAATGTCGCATACTAGTATTTAAAAAAGGGTGAACCCCCCAGCGAGGGAGCCGAGGGGTTCGAATATGTTCGCCCAAGGGAGCAAGTTTGAGGGAATGGGCGAACATAAGGGAACTGCTATTACTTCATTACCGTACACCTTGCAAGTTTCTGCCATGTATCTGGATTTACTTTTACCAAGTCTGCAATCTTAACTGCCATACGCAAACTAATCTCACGTAACTTGCTACTGTTCTCATCCATAAAACTCAGTATACTTTCTTCGAGTTCTTTTGTAAAGTTGTATCGCTCAAACAATTCACCAGTTTCAGCAATTTGTTTAATGCGCAACATCTTCTC